TGACCGTAAACGATGTTATACAATTCGCTTACGTCAGCAATTCCTGTTCCGCTAAAACCGGGCGCACCGTCATGGCCGGTATGAACCGCACCAACCATTCCTGCCTGCTTTAACAGCGAATTACCGGCTCCAAAGCCTCTTCCGCCGTATGCTTGTGCTTCTAAATCTGCAATAGTGTTAATGTAGCCTACCATCTTAAATCACCTCAAAGGTTTCCTCCGATAAGACGGTGAACATCAGACCAATCCATCTTGGCGATATCGTCCATCGTGGGAATGTTAGCAACAGCCTCCTTTTGAGCCTTTGCGATTACATCGCGCTCTTGGGTTAAAGACTTGCGTAATTCGCTAAACTCGTTCTTGAGCGAAGCAATTTCCGAAGCCGCGTCGTAGTTTGCCTTAGCAATTACACTCTCGCGGTTGTTAATTTCTTTTTCAAAGCGAGATTGGAAAGACTTCTGAAGATTGTCATAAGCGAGTTTTTCTAACTGCTCTTGACGGAAAGCCTCGTAAGCCTTCTCGATGTTACCAACAGAAAGGTCAAGGGTTGTTAATTCCTCGTTGTTAAAAGCCTTAACAACGGGTAAGTCGGAAGCACGGGGCTTTCCGCCAGAAATAACGAGTCGGTCGGCAGGCTCGCCAATTTCGACACCTGCACCATCAATGGTCGAAACAACGGCTTTTGACTCAGAATCGTCGTAAGCAGCCATTTCTTCCATTTCTTCTTCTTGGGCTTCCATTTCGCCATAGCCGCGTTCCATATCGGAACCATAGCCGCCACGCTCCATTTCGTCCATCATTTCTTCTTCTTCCTTACGGAGAGTATTCACTTCTTTAAGAAGTGTGTCCAACTCCGCCAATGCTTTTTCTAACTTTTCAGTCATTTTTGTTCCCTCTTTGTCTTCTTTAAGGATGTCAAATTTTGCTTCGGGGTTAATACCTTTTTCACAAATAGTGACTTCGTGTAGTTCTAATTTTGAAATTTCATTATATTGCCCAAATTCTGGATGGGCTTTCTTTACTTTTTGTAGTGCTTGTCCTCCAATGCTAAATGAACGAAGAGAACCTTTTCTAATTCCTCGGTTGATTTCCTTTGCTTTTTCGATATCATCACGGAGTTTAATTACTACGAAGAAACCAACATCGTCCACTTCTGTTTTCCATAATTTTCCGTTGCTATCACGGTAAGAATCAACTACTTCTCCGACTTGGACATTTGAATGGTTAGTCATTACATTTCTGAAAGACTTTTGCTCCATAAATTTCCTAACTGCATCGTTAAGTGCTTTGATAGTGATGAGGTCATTTTGCTTATCAACAATTTCAATGCTCGCATATCCGCCAATCATTAGGTCGTCGCTACTTTTGAGAATGTCGAAATCGCCTTGAACATCGGGTGTCCGTGTTGGGCTTTCCATTTGCCTCACCCCTTCCTTCTGTAATCCACTATATGAAGACCACGCATCAGGCTTCAGGGATGGTTAATTCGTTAAACTCATCCTCGTAAATGTTCCACTTACCTGTGTCTGAATCCTTATCGGCAGGCTTTTGTTTATATCCTGTCCAAGCAAGCCACATTCTCTTATCTTTTACAGGAATGACTCGAATGTGTAGTTTAGTTTCAAACTTGTTTCCTTTCAGGAAGTATTCATGGTAGCCATCATGCTGAACACCCAATTCAATTTGACCCGAATCAATTAAATCATCTCTATCCTTGACTTTAGAAACCTGAGCAGGATATTTACCCGCTTTACCAAATAAATCGAACAGAGAATCCTTTCCATCTAAGTCAATAAACCATACTAAGTTTTCATCACCGACCTGAATGCTAAGATTTAGATTTCCATCTTTCCTCATGTAAAGTTTAAAATTGCCCTTACGGTATTCCTCTGGAGTTTTATATGCTTTAATAATATCCTTGATTACCTTGTCTGAGTCAGCATATAATTTTTTAGTCTTGGTATCAAAACCAATTCCATCTCTTTCTTGGGACCAAACTGCAAGTTTCTTTTCCTTGCTCTCAAGAATATCTTCGTATTCTTCTTTCATATTACTAATTAAGAAATTATGTAATTGTTTAGGAGTCTTTGACCCATTTTCTTGCAAGTAAGTAATGATAGCAGAAGCAAGAAGACCCTGCTTAGTTTTCATAATTTCTTCTGCTTGAGATTTCCACATATCTAAATCAGCAATAGCATTCTTAGACATGAGGTTATCTTCCTCAAATCCGTAAATTGTGAAGCCATCCATATCAGATTTGATAATCAATGTTGCTTCACCGTGAATATAATCAGTAACTGTAATTCCCTTTTCTAATGCCTTAACATCATAGTTAAGAGATTTCTTCGTTCCATTAGCAAGTAATTCTAATGTAACTACTTTATCAGGCGATTCAACTTCAGGGATTTCAATTACCTTTGCAGAATAAATTGTAAATCTATCACCTGCTGGTTTCACTTCGTCCACTTTTACACGGATAATGTCGCCTATCTTAGCAGAAATTTTCGTGTTAAGAGCCTTCCCTACGTCCATGTAGGTCTTGCCCTCCAATTCCTTGAAATGTTTCCCTTCGCCTTCTGTTGGCCCTGCACCGAGCGTATAAGAGTAAAGATTGCTCTTGGTCTTCTTCTTATCGAGAACAATGAGGTCAAGGTCCACAAATTTTTTCCATTTAATCCACTTTGGATTCTTTCGTGTTCCTATGTAATAGGTCGAAGTAGCATCCTTAATCACAACACCTTCTGATGTTGGCATTTCCATAATTTCCTTTGAATAATCTTCAACATCTTTAAGGTTGTCTGCCGTCCGAGTATCTTTCTTTGAAGGGAATGCTACTGCTTCTGAAGATTTAGCAGCGTAATTATTGAATAGAATAGTAATTCTATCTTCTAATGGTTCTTCAACGAGGTCGCGTGATTCATGGCGCATAATATCAAATACGTGCGCTCTTAATTTAGCATCTGGATATTTGTCTTTAAATACGTGAGAAATAGTATCGGCACGATGAAGTGGCTCATCATCGTTGAACAGAATCAATTCAGCATCAAGAATACAGTCACCATATTGTTTCTGCTTCATCTCTTTAACTTGTTCTTTACACTTGGAGGTAATATCTTTCTCATTATAAGAATAGATTTTTACATTGTTGTCAATTTTGTGAATTTGAATACGCATACCATCATATTTTTCTTGAACTACCCAATCACCACTAAAGCCTTTTAACTCCTCAATGTCTTTAATGTCAAAAATTCTATACATTGGTTTATTAGGAATTAGGAAATCAGATTGTGCCTTTTCATCCTCAGACTTATTTTCTGCTTTCTCAATTTCTTGAACTTCTTCCCATTCTTCTTCACTATGTTCCGAGAGGTAAAACATCTCTAACATATCAAAGGCAGAATCAACTGCGCTTTCAACCTTCTTTGAGTCTTTTCCATCCCCGTATTGCTCAATAATATAGAGGGCTATGTCGTCTGCCTCCAAGTCGAGTCCCGAATACCCGTCCGTTATTGTGTCGGGTTCCATGTCTTTAATGCTCCATACCTTCTCAGAAAGGGCTTCATTAGATGCCCTTAGAGCATAATGCACAAACTTAGCCATCGTTTCAGGTTCGGAAAGTAATACCTCAAGAACCTTGTCTTTGTATTTTTTAACGAATGGGTCATTGACCGCATCCGATTGAATACGCATATCCTTAATAGCCTGATAAATCTTCGCCGCAGAATTAGTTTGTGGGGCAGCCGCTTCCTTTGATTCGAGGGTATCTTCATCGAGATAATCTGCAAGAATGTTAGATAAAGCATTAGACTTATCAAATGCATTTCTAATATCTTCTAATGCTTTTCGCCAACGTGCGCCATATTCTTTAGGGTCTTCTCGCGCAGAAAGATACGCTACGCGAGTCTTCTCAAATAAGCGAATAATCTCCTCAGATGGAGATTCTTCTTTATCAAGAAGAAGAGGCATATAATATCAACTCAATTATCGTATCTATCGATTATTTGTTGAAGTGTTTCAATATTCTTTTTAAGAGATTGTTGTCTATTATAGAGCGTTGCGGGAATGGTAGTTTTATACTTCTCAAAATCGGTAGCAACTTGTTTAATACTTTCTGCTGATTGAGCAACCTGTTCACTAACGCGCATTATTTGTCCTTTAAGGTCTAATTCCTTTTTAACTAATGCACCGCCAAGTCCAAATCCTTCTTCGGTTTGCATATCAATTTTGCTAGTATCTTTCTGAGCCTTTGGTCGCTTAACTTTTTCCATTTCAACCTTATCGTCAATAGGGAAGTCAATACCATTTGCTTCTGTAATGGCTTCCTTTACTTCACGGGCTTTTTCAATAGCAAGGCTAATTAGTCTTTCTTCAGGAGTTACTTTTTCTGGCATTTTACTCACCACTCATTCTTTTAACAGTTTCATGAATTTGCGACCATTCCATATTGCCCACATCAGGGACAGCGGATTTGGCTACATTCATGGAAGGCAAAGGACTATCAACAACGACAAGACCTGCCTTCATCAATAGTCCATCTTTTTCATACACAATGTTTTCTAAAGCCTCAATTTTAGATGTAAGGGCCTTTAGAATTTCTAATAAATCTTGGTTTACTTCACTCATTGTTTACCACCTCTTCCCTTTTTTCTTCTTCCTTTTTGGGAACAATAAAGGCATCTTCCATCAACCAAGGCATCCTCATCCATTTGCTCAGAACAGGCTTCACATCTTCTAGCAATACTTGGGCTACCTCGCTGATAAGCATAACCATCACCATATTCCTCGTCTTCATCAAATCGGAAATTATACTTCCTTAACATTTTGTTAACCATGTTTCTATAATTGTGTCCATAGGTTTCTCTTGCACATTGGGCGCACAATTTCTTAGAACCGTAGTTATACATCTTAGAGCGTTTTCCGCACTTATCACAAGCGCGTCTATATTTGTCATCTTCTTTGTATGGTGTTCTTTGGTGAGGTTTACCACCAAATCTTCCCATCATTTCTCTTTTAGCATCATCGCTAACTTTTAAAATGCTAAACCATTTCATTTCTTATCACCTTTTTTCTCTGTGGGATAAACTAAATCTCTAAGTTGGCGATAAAGAAGTTCATACTCTTTACGGAGTTTACTAGCCGTAGCAACAATATCAACGTTTCTTTCGTCCATTGACTTCATCTTTTTGTTTAGTTTCTTATCAGACTTAACTAATTCTAAATCACGAAGAAGAGAAACCAAGTCACCTAATTTGGTAAAGTCTTGTCCAAAAAATTCAGTCGGTTCTGCCGCTTGAAGCGTTTTCTTTAGTCGCTTTCTATCTTTATCAGAAAGAGTATCTAAAAGTTTATCCGGAGATTTTCTTTCCGCCTTATAGACGAAATTTTCTCCATCACCGTAATAGTCCCACGTCATTCTTCTTCTCCTCCTTCTAACGGTAGTTTTGCTAAAATATTCTTAAATTCATCAAGTGCTTGATATATGTTTTTACATAGTGCATTAATTTTAATGATTTCTCTCTTACTTAAGTCAATATTAAACACACCAATGGAATTAAGAATTGTTTCAAGGATTTCATGAATTTTAGTATTTTCTTTCTTAAGTTCTTCATCAGCGCCTTTTACAGTCGAAGACAACAATTCTATTAAATTATCAATATCTTCAATTGTTTCATTTCTTTGTTCTTCTGTTAAACTTGGATATTTACCATCACTAAATTCAGAAGGTTCTATATCAACAATTAAATCAAAAAGATTTCGTTTTTCCCTGCCTTCTATTTCTCTTAAATCATCAATGCCAGCAATAATAGATTCATATCGTGAATTTCTATCATTAGTTACTCTATCTTCCATACCAGATAATTCTTCTAGCAATTCTTTCAGATTAGAATTTGTTTTCACTAAAGTCAAAAGATCAGATTCTTGTTCAATAAAATTAATTTGCCTATTTAATGCCGAATCAACATCGGTTAATATATCATCTACTTTATACTCCTTTGTATATTCATTATAAGCATCAGAGTTCTCATCAATTTGCTCTCTAATAACTCTTTTAATTACCATTTCAATGGCATCAGTTTTTTTGTCAAGTTCTTCATCCTTTACAAATAAATTATAAGCATTTTGGTCTTTAGCATTTTTTAAATATTTAGAAAATCTAACTAAATCCCTTTTGAGGCTGAAAATCAACAGGGCTTCATTATAAGAAAATTCTGAATTCTTTGAAGCAGTTCTGGCCTCTTTAGATAAACGACTGTTACTTCTACCCTGTTTAATATAAGAAGATAAAACACTCTTTGCTTTTGAATAATTTTTAATAGCAATTGGGATAACTACTCCATATTCCTGCTCGGCATATAATAAAAGTTTAGAAAACATTTCTGGTTTTTGATTAAGCAAATCCCGAATAGATTTAATGTCCTCTTTTAATATTGCATATTCTTTAGTGTTAGACTTGTATTCGTCGATTTGAACTAAATCATTACCATCTATTTCTCTCTCTAATAAAGCATCAGATGATTTTTTAGCAATAAACAACATTTTTAATTTAAGAGTTGGGTTGTTAGATAAAACCTTAGCATAATCTTCTTCTCTCATGCCTTCTATAATTTCTTTAATATATTTTAGATATTTCGCTTTAGGCTTACTAGAAGTATTTACCTTTCGTTTAAACCTACTTTGTATTTTACCTTCCTTACTTTTTTCAGGCGTGGTAATTAATTCTTCTTGTTCCCAAAGGCTTCCATATTTTAAGAATTGATTAAATTTTTCTCCTAATGTATCTGTCAAATTATCAATTTCAGTATATTTACTGTTATTTTTCCTCAAAAACGATTTAATATCAGTAATTGCAGAAATTAAAGTAAAATGAGCATCTTTGGCAACTCCTTCTCCTTCTCTTTCTAAGTAAGGAAGAATATGTTTTGGAATGCTACCTGCTTTCTTAGAAGTGCCAACCATTTCATCTAATGCTCTAAGTTTTTTTTCATAAACGGCGAGAGTTTTTTCTGCAGCATTGATTTTGACAGTCAATCTGTTCTTTTCTTCTTTTAATTCATCTTTTTCTTCTTTTGATGTAGCATTAGATAACGCTTTCTCATTAGCAGCAATATCATCTTTAATAGGAGGAATTAGTTTATTAGTTGAAACAATTCCTTCTTTAATTTGTTTCCTTGCGTCGCTTATTCTCTTAAATTGCTTCTCTTTGAAATCAGAACCCAACAATACTCTATCTAACATAGAACTAAAATTTCTACTAAATTCCTTTTTAGTCTTAGAATAGTCACCTAAAACCTTTTGGTATTTATCATATTCTGAAACGGCTATCTTGGATAAATTAGAAAGATTGTTTTTCAATTCTTTAATTTTCTTTTCTAAGGATAAAATATATTTTTCATTACTTCCCGTAGTTTTTGCTCTATTTAATCGGGATTCAAGAACAAGAATGGTTTCTTTATATGACTTTGAAAAGGAAGATTCAAAAGTGTTAATCCATTCTTGTTTGCCTTTATCAGCAGATTCTGAAAGTTTCCTAGCCTTTGCTCTAGAAATTCTTTTAGTTTTATAAGTAATTTTAACATCTTCAGGAATATCGTTTTCCTCTTCTAAAGTAGAGGGTAATGGGTTTGGGATTTTAACTAAAATACTAGGTATTGGTAAAGATATAGAATAATTTCCTTCTAATAAATCATCTACTGTATTCATGATTTCAGAACGCTCATCTAAATCATAAATATCAGTCAAAATATCTCTAATGCTTAGGCCATTTTGTTTAATCAAAATAGAAGCCCAAGTCATAATAACACCTCAGAACGGAATGTTTTCTTTCTTACCACGACGATGTGGAGGAAGAAGGACTACATCAGGAACATCTCTCGATGCCGTTTTTGCTTTATGCGTAGTATCAGAAGGAAGCCCTGCTGAAAAATCACGGGCCTTTTCAACTACTCTATCTTCTGATGCGTTCTGCGCTCTAATCTGCGCTAACTCCTTTCGGAGTCTAATTTCTTTTTGTTTCAAATCTTCGGTCATTTAATCATCTCCTATTTTTGTCGTTTAGCCTTTCCTCTAATTCCATTTCTTTTTTATAATCTAAACTATCTAAGTTAAACCATTCGGTATTGTTTTCTTCTGCAAATTCTTGCAAAATTCTAAATTCTCTATCCCATTTATATGGTTTTTCCAAGAAATAAATGATATTTTGAATTGCTTCAAAATCTGGACCCCAACGGCCAAGATGATTCATGATATAAACAAAAGAAGAAATGTTTTCTCCAACATCTCCTAATTCATCACTTGCTTTCAGTAACTTATCTTTCCACATATAAACACCTACTCATTGTATTTATTCTGAAGCAATTTAAACTCTTCGTCTTCTCTTTCCCCTTCAATAATACGGTTCTCAGTTTCTAACTCTTCATCTTCTAAAGGTTCAACTTCTGAACGAGGAATTGCCCTAACAGGCTCAAATACTCTTTTTCTAGGAGGTTGCCTCTTTGTTTTGAGCCTCCTTTCCGAATCACGGGCCATAAGATTTCTTTTAAGAATGTCTTTCCACATTCAACCCACCCGCCTTTCGCTTCTTCTATCCACGTTTTGATTACCGGCATCTTCAGGTAATCCTGTGAATCTCTTATCCGGTCCCACGCTTTGCCGTGTTTTATTCCTTGTGGCCGGTGGGTTCTCTTGGGGCTTAGGACTTCCACCCTCCAATGCTTGTCTTTGCATTTCATCAAGGTCGCGTTGGTCTAAATTAGAACCTGCTAACGGGTCTTGTTCTGTTTTACCTTCTTCTCCTTTTGGCTGTGCAGGTGGTTCAGGTGGAGGTTTCTTGAAAGTGAAGTCACCATCTTCATTCATATCAACTTCAAAGCCAATATTTTTCATAGAAGCGGCAAGGTTAATTTCAATTTCTCGCTTCCTAAGAACAGCAATTTCGTCTTCCTCTTCGGATGGAGGTAGTTTGAGTTTCCAATCTGTGATTCCAAATTGCTTTGTTAAGTATGGGAAAACATAGTCGTTATACACACGTTGCGCCATTTGAACTGCACGGTTTGTAACAAGGATTTGCATACCCTCATTGTTCAATCCACCGCTTGTTGTGTTATCAGCCATAAAGACTTTGCTTACACCATAGAAAGCGGAAATCCTATCGCGTAAATCATCCTTTACTGCGACGTAATCCATTTCTTTTAGACTGTCCATGAATTTAATCCATTCGACAGCACCCTTTCCATTTTCTGCTTCAATACCCATAACAGGAATATAGTGAGGGTCAGTTTCCATTTTCTCCTTCACAGAACGCCAGAAAGACCGCATTGATTCCATATTTCTAGTTTGAACAGTTAGCAAACCACGCGGCATACGGCTTTTGGTATAGGAAGAATTAACATAGTTTTCCATAGCAATAAGAGTCATAATTAGATTATAAAGAGTAAGGATGGGCGACATTCCATAAAGACGAGATGGGCTATATTTACTAAAGTGAAGCACTTCTCCTTCTAAGAAGTATTGGTCTTCACCGTGCGCTCTATTAACAAAATGAACAGGTAATACTGCACCGCCACAACCTTCACATCTTTCATGTGGTTCAGAATATAACTGTCCTCTGTGATTAACACAGGTAAATCCTTTTGTTCCACGAATTCCATCTTCATCTGAATAGATGTGCATAGAAACGGGGTCGCCACGATAGACTTCTTTAATTCTTTGCATACGGATAGAACCATTCCCATCAATAAAGTATTCCTTAACAAGAACGATATAAGCATCGTCCATGATGTTCAAGTCATCTTCTAACTCTTTAAGAACATCAATGAATAATTGTTCCGCTTTGTTGACATAACCTTCTAAGAATTTTTCAGCATAAATTAATTGCTTTTCGTCTGGTTTCTTCAATTCACTTGAACCACAACGAGCGCACTCTTCAACAGGTTTTTTGTGATTTTTACCACACTTTTCGCAACGCGCCTCAAAAGCCTTCTCCCAATAATATCCTCGACGGAAGGTTTCTTGCTTCAATTGTGTAGTGCAAGTCCTAACAATTACTGATTGCTGATGAAGAGCATAAATGATAGGAGCCGTCATCATATGTTGATGATGACGTTCTTGAATACCCATGTTAAAAACTTGCCTATCGGCAGGTTTAGGAGTCTGCCTCCTAAATAAGTTGGTAACAGAAAAACGACGGGTTCCCTCAGCCATTTCTGAACCACCGCCTGAACCACCATTTGAGCCGCCGTATATAGACGTTCTGCATCTTCTTCATAGGTTGGGGTTTTCCGTGTTTTATCCAACACTTACGACAAAAACCGTGAGGATAACCACGATATGTAGTCATTGCGTCATAACAACAATGACCGTATTTCCAATCAGGCATAACGGAACCCCTTTTCCAACTT